ATTAAAAAATCCATCGAAGAAAACAGAGAAGACTGGCTAAAATATCTCGGAATTAAGGAGTGGTAATAATGCCTAACATCGCAAACATAGAAAACCCAACCGAGGATCAAGAACAAGAAGCATTTGTACAGTGGTTGCGACTGAAAGGTTATCCACATTTTCGTGTGCCAAATGAAACATACACCCGAAGCTGGAGCCAGAAAGCGAAGAACAAAAAGCTTGGCGTGAGTTCTGGCGTGCCAGACTTGGCCGTAGTCGTGCCGGATGTCTGGTATGGATACGGCGACAATGTGCCTCGAGAGGATCTATCATCATATACCAATACATACGCAAATCGTTTGGTATTCATCGAAATGAAGCGCAAGAAAGGAGGCGTGACATCAGAAAATCAGAAGAAGTGGATTAAAACACTCAATGAGGCTGGCATTCAGGCTGTTGTATGTAAGGGTTGTGATGCAGCGATTGAGTTTATTGAGTCAATAACTAAGCCATAATAGGCGTAAACGTCAATAATATGTGTGCGCCTAAAAGGTTGACTGAGGCGGTGGCGAATTACGTGCCGCCTCTTTTATGTTATAATAGCCTTATGAATTGCGGATCGAAAGAGCCGCTTTTTTATTTGGAGAAATTATCATGGCAACCAGAAAAATGATGCGCAGGAACAGGCGAAGCAGCAAGCAGTCTAGCCGCAAATCCCCGAAGCAGCAACTGCGCGGGATTGTTAAGGATACGCCGAAAACGCCACCTGTTGAGCCGCCAAAACAGCTTGAGCAACCAGAGCCAGGACAACCGACGAAATATAAGCCAGAGTATTGCCAGCAGCTCATTGACTATTTTTCAATAGAACCGCTAGAAATTATTAGAGAACAGGAGATAACCGGCACCGAGGGCGGCAAATACGTCTCGCGCCGCCTGCCACAACGTTTCCCGTGGTTTGAAGGCTTTGCCAGAAAAATTGACGTTCACCGCAATACGCTGAAGAACTGGTGTGCTGAGTATCCAGAATTTGCCGAAGCCTACGATACCGCCAAAGATCTACAGCGCGAGTTTATCGTCGACGTGGCTTTAAGCGGTGCCGCTCCACCAAGCTTTGCTATCTTTACTATGAAAAACGTCTGCGGATGGAGGGACGAGCGAGACCTGAAGCTGAGAAAAGCGAAAGAGGAAGGTGATATTGATGACGACGAACTCAAAGCAGCCATCTTTGAATAACCTAACCAGAACGGACATTCTGCGGCTTTGCGACAAATACTGGAACACTGACCGCGACAAACTGCGCCGCTATCTGCTGGCGATATTCAAGCGGCGGGAGAATATTCACCTTTTCGGCTGGTTCATCGCACGGCCGTATTTTCCTTTGGAAACGCCGCCATTCCATAAAGAGATATTAGACCTGATCAGCAACAAGGACAATCGGCGAGTTGGCGTTATTGCGCCGCGCGGTCATGCTAAATCGACGAC